AACCTATCTTTTATCTCGTCAGGTATTCTTATATCATAAAATTTAATCTCGCTTACATAAGGAGCTTGAACGCCTTTTGCATGAGTTCCTTCAATTTCATACTTCCAAGAATTTATATCTTTAATGAAATCTTCATGCTTGTCTGGACTTGCTAACATTCCGAATATTATATTGCTCATTACTTTTTCCTCTTTTTTTTATCTGAAAGTTTAATCATTCTTCGTGCAATTTCTTCGCCAATAGCATAATTAGGTACTGTTATTATAGAGTTACTTTTTATTTTTAATTTCTTTTCAATAGCAAGAAGTCTTGTATCTAAATCAATTGCAACGTTATCAAATGTTAATCCATCATATTTATGCATTACTCTTTTCCCCGGTTATTCTTTTTCTGTTCGATTAATAGATTCAACTTCTCTTCTTTCGGAATAGCTTGTTTTGTCTTTGCTGCATGGTCATCAATAAGTCTTCGATAAACATCATTAGCGGTTGGGTCCTTTGCAACGATTAACTTATGCATTTTAAGAGCAATCTCCCAAGTAGGGTAAACATACGGAATATCTTTTCTTCCCTCTCCCCTGAAGGTTTCTACTGCCATGGTTTCGATTGTAGTAATAAAAGTAGTTCCTGGCTTATCTATTCCTTTGAATATAGGCAAATTGATAGAATCGCAAGTTGAAATCATTAAAGATTTATTCGAAAGATAGCCATTAAAGACATAGTCTTGAACTGCATTCATCGTTTCTGGGAAAGGCTCTTCTTTTTCTTCACTCATTGTTTATACCTTTTATCATGCAATCTTCTATCTGGGACGGTTGTATCGACTTCATAAGTTCTTCGCTCTTTATCTTTTTCAACTGTGAAAATTATTTGATGCTTTTCATCTTCAGTCTTTACACTCGTAATCTTGGGAGTGAGAAACTTCATAACTTTTCTATAACAGCCTAAGTCTGACCAATCACAAGCGTGTTCCATTCTCGGATCAGTTGTCACAGAAATTGCAGCACGAAGACATACTTTACAATATTTGAACTCTTTCACTTTATCTTTCGGTACGTCTTTTAGAATTATCTTCATATCTTTTTCTGTCTCTTCAATGGTAATATCACAGAGAGGAATGATTATGTTTTGATATTCATCCTCCCCAATAAAATTACCACTCGAGAATCTGTCCTTGATTTCCTTATTCCCCCGAATAAGAGTGACAAATAATAGAGTGCGAACGTCTGGTTTATCTTCTTTAATTGAGTTTGTGTGTGACAAAGTTACCCTCGCATTTTAAATTAACTAATCTATCAGGATATTCAAAAGCGTAAACGTCGCCAGGTTGCATATTAGAAATATCTTTTATAGTCTTTTGATTTCGTTTGTCTAAGTCAATTAAATATTTCAGATAAGCATTTGCAGATTTAAATTTTCTTTTAATAGAAACTAATTTAACTTGAGAATGAACATCATCATCAACGAGTAAGTGAGCCATGCTTAATTTATTAACATATTAACTATTTAAACTTTTCTATTCTATAAGAACACATTATAATAAATTTTCTAAAATATACTCTATTACATTGACAGTTACTGCATTACCTAGCTGTTTATATCGCTGACTATCAGAAACACCTTCAGTCCAATTATCAGGAAACCCCTGCAGCCTTTCACATTCTAAAGGAGTCAATCTTCTTATTCTAGAAGTTGAAACATAATGAGGACTCGTATCTAAACAAAAGCAATGCTCTTCACTAGATAATAATCCAGTACCACCTTTTAATGGATCGCCACATCTAGGGCTATGGCTTATAATACAAATCCCATGCTGATCCTGACCAGTAAGAGTAAATGATTCTTCACCCGGCTCTTTGAATCTTCTTCCGTTCTGACGTTTATTTGTCCTGTTCGGTGTGAGTACTGGGATTACTAGATAGTTATCATCTCTGCCCATCTTGTGCATTCTTCTTGTTAGACATTGTGCGGTTTGAATTTCCACCCTCCCTTGGTTGGTTTCATCAGTGTTTGTACAAATTTGTCCGATAGGAAATACTTGTCTGCTACGTGTTCCTCTAAGATGTCCAATAATGAACACTCTTTCTCTATTCTGAGGGACACCGAAAAATTTGCTGTTAAGCACCACCCATTTAATATTATACCCCAACTCTTCCAACGTTTGAATGATTGTGGAGAAAGTTTTCCCCGACTCGTGACTGAGTAACCCTTTAACGTTTTCAAGTAATAAAAACTTAGGTCTTTTAATCTTAATAATTCTTGCAATTTCAAAAAACAATGTCCCTCTTGTATCTTCAAAACCTCGCCTGTTTCCAGCAATACTGAATGCTTGACAAGGAAATCCTCCACAGAGCAAATCAAAGTCTGGTAATCCGTCTGCATTAATTGTTGTTGCATTTCCATAATTTTTAACCTCATCTCCAAAATTCTTTTTATAAGTCTGAATTGAATATTTATCTATCTCAGAATAGCCAATACAATCATGCCCTTTTCTATTTAATGCTAAATCAAATCCACCAATTCCAGAAAACATTGATAAATATTTCATGTTGACAGATACTCATTCCATTTATTTTTAATTACATCATGCAGATATTCTTTATCTGTTATCATTTCTTTTCCGCATTTCATACACTGCATCTTGATTTGTGTCTTATACACACACTCGCCCTTATTCACTAAACCTTTACTTTTACAGTAACAACATTCCAGAGGTAAACTTCTTATTTTTTCAAGTAGCGGTCGGTCTGGATTAATAGCCATCATAACCTCGAAAAGAAAAAGAGCCGGATGTGTGTGGGTGATAAAATATTTCCGGCTCCCAGAGAAAATTCTTTCATGCCTGAAAGAGCGTGATTATTCTTCTTCAATACTGAAAACATAGTCTCCCTCTTTTTCATTGTAAGTTAAATAAGCGACTTTCATAAACATTCAAGTCCAATCTTTATTGTGATATAACACATTAACGCAAGCAATAAATAAAATAATAATTCAATCAAAGGATCCGCCATAACTCTCCTCAGTAGATTCTTTCGATTGATTGTGAACAACTCGAGCATACCAAATTCCATTATCGGTCCATGAATTAACATCGACCACTCTTGTTTTCTTTATGAATTTATTTACCCTTCTTTGAAAGTCGTCTCGTGATTCTAGTATTCTTCTGCCAAATAACATATTTCTGTCTTCTTCTGTTTCCTGTTCAAATAACTCAATCTTCATCATATTTTACCCCTTGTATTCTTGAATGATTAATTTCTCATCAAGTATTGTTCTGAAATGTATTTTAGTTTCTGGCTTATCTTTATTTAAAGTAACTGGCAAATCTCCGTGCTGTTCTTTTTCATAAAGTAAATGGTCTATCATTTCACTTATTTTCATTTGTATCATCTCGATTTTTTAATAAGGTTTTTAATTCTGGATTGAATTCATTGTTCATGGAAGTTTCAATATCGTATATTCTTAACTTCAAATCATAGTGACCAATGACAATCAATGATCCGCAAAGTACAATCATGAACAGAGATAATATCTTCCAGTTGTATAAATTAAATACTTTAAGAAAGACTGCAAACATCATCCCGTGATTGATAATAGACAAAGGAATATTAATATGACTCAGTGCTCTATTCCAACATAACTTTAAATAAATCAGTTTCTTAATCATGGAGTGCCTCTCGATTGCATCTCTTTAATTTTAGCCATCACACTTTTTATTCTTCCTTGCTCTAAGCTTATTTTATATTTATATGCATTGATTCTAGTTTGGCAGTCCATCTTTTCTCTTCGCCATTCTCTCAACTGTTTTGGAGAATATGGAATTAAAATCTGTTCATGTTCTGGAATTAGTTCAATTGGAATCATATCACTTCTCCTCAATGCCTAACTCTTTTAATACCTCTTTCATATAAATCTCATGCCATCCATATCTTTTACTAATCTTCTCAATCGCTTCTCGGACATGAACTTTATCGAGACAAGTTTGACTAATAACATTCTCATCATATAAATTTACAGTTACTTCACTCTTTAATGTATTATTATTTTTCAAACTTGGAAAGTTATTTTCAAACGTCATTCATTTCAACCCCTTGATGGAACCTGACGGAATTGCACCGCCCGTGCGTAAAGCTCTAACCACACTTAAGTGGCTCCCTACTACAACACATGGTCACTAGACAGTTCCTAAATAAACACTTGATTATAAATTAAATAACCTACAATAAAAACAAGGAATATTAATAAAATAATATAACAGATAAATAAGATTGACATCCCGACTTCAATAATATCTTCAAACTCAATCATCGTTTACCACCTAAGTTTATCAGATAATCTGATTACTGATCCTTTGCTTGAATAACTAACAAGCCCTAAGCTTTCCAGTATAACTAGCGGAAAATAATAATCTTGAAAATAGTATTTCCCTCTGAACTTGCCCCCATTATAACACTCACACATCATTTCAACAGTTGTATTCTCTTTGTCAGCAATTCCATTTCTAATGATTAACTTCTTCCAGAGATACCTTGCTTCAACCTGAAAACCTATTTCATTATCAAGCAAGATATTCCAAAGTTCGAACACATTATTCTTTTTGATATACTTCGATTGTTCGGTTACTGATCCGCTATGTTTATCTTTCAAGTGAGTGATTACCCTGAAATAATCATGGCCTTCAAAGATTGAAAGTTCATCTTTACTTTTCCAGTTCTGCGTATAGATAACTTCAGAATCGCTCAAATTAAACACCTCTCTTTTAATTTCTTCATTGAATCAGCATTAAAGCATAAGCCACAAAGCCAGACGCCTTTTACAACTTCAACTCTTCTCTGACACTCAAAAGAATGAATAGGTACTTTACACATCGCACAGACTTCCTCTTTCTTTTCCGGCATCAAAACAATTTCAGCAATATCTATCATCCTCTCTTTCTTTTTCTGTAATGTACCAATCATCAGTAAGCATCCAGTAAGGCATACCAAATATAAAATTTGCAACTAAGCCTATAAATAGCACACACCATGAAATGCTTTCAAAATAATATACCTCTTGATGTTGTAACATCCATTCTCTTTCTGCATAGGTTTTCTGTGCGTCGTAATATGTCACAACCGCTTGAGACAATCCATTGTCAGTCCCATACGCACGAGTGTTGATTGTATTCATATAATACTGGTCCGCACTTATTTCATACCCTGCATTAATAAATCCAACAACAAATAAAATTAAAAAAATAGATATATGAATAATGATTCCTAGTAAGTTTCTAAATCTCATTAATATCTTACCCCACGAATTGTTCTTGATAAACTATTTATGTGTTCAATTGAAGGTAATTCATAAGATTGTATTTCTTCTCTATCATTTTTCCTATTACATGATTTAGTGAATGCACTAGAAATCAAAGTTTTCTTCCAAGCGTTTTCATCTTCCATTAATGTTAATAATTTTCTATTCTCTTCTTTCAGTTCTTCATTTGTTTTCTTAAGCTCAGTAAGCTGTTTTGCTGTTACTTCAGAAAATTCTTTGTACCTTTTCAAATCATATTCAAGTTCTTTATAGGTTTGTCTTTTCAAGCTCTCACCACGACTATTTTAAATGGATAATTTGCAATCTTTTCTTTTATACTATCTTCGCTTTCTGAATGAACCACTTCATAACAAATCGGTTCAACTAAACTCGTAATTAAAATATCAGGTCTCTTCTGTGAGTTCTGCAATTCTGCTTCACAAACAAATGCAATCCCTTCTTTTTTCATGTTATAACAAATCTCGCACTTCTTCATTTCATGTTCAAGCGTATTGCCTGAATTAATAGTCGGTTGATTATGAATTATTTTCTTATAAGGATTCAAAAATCTCCGGACATTATTATTAATTATAGCCTGATTTCTGTGCTGCAAGATTTGACCTCTTTCGTTCGATTCTTTACTTCAAGCTCTTCTGCTTCAAGGAACATTAAATCAGTTGTTAAATGACCTATCCTTGCATTTGTAGAAGCAAGATTTACTTGATACATACTTCTTAAAACCTTCAGAGCATTAATTTCTTCAACCATCATTGTTCTTTGCATTACTGACATTATTTCACTCTTTGAAGTACTCTTCTTTTAAAATAAATAAACGGGACCATATCTCCTGACATTATTTGTTTTGCAAATGTACCAAGCTTAGTATGTTCATTTTTAGTTTTAGCATGGATAACAATTTGTGCTTTTAAGATTGCATCAGCACCTTTTGGAGCTGATTCAATAGTAAAGTTTGAACAATATACTTGAAAGCCATTTTCCTCTTCTTTTTTTTTCATAGTTTCATCACTCTTTTTCTATCATTGGTTTTGCGGGATTTCCAAATAAAAAAATTTCACAAGCGAGAACGTGACAACACGGTGTGTTATAGCAATACGCCAAACATTCGCATGACCATTCTCGCTTGTGCTTTTTAAAAAATACTCTAAATTTCTTATCTACCAACATAATCGTGTGAGCATCTGAATCCGATTCTCTTTTTACTTTTCCGTTCATTACTAAACTTCTGGCATAAAAATAAGAATCAGCTGAGCTCATTATCGTTTATGTTTTACTCCTGCTTTTTTCTCAGCTTTCTCTTTTTCCTTTTCTATCTTAACAGCTTCTTCAGCTTTCTTGAACTCTTCAAGCAACTTCTGGTCTTCCTTAATTGTTAATGCAACAACTTGGCCAGTAGTAAATCCTGAAAGAGGTTCAATACTTTTTAGGACCATAACGTTTCCGAATCTGTCTTCACATTTCATGACAAACTCTTCTTTAGTTATTTTGTCGCCTTGCTTGTTCACTTTAGTTTCTGTACTCTTCTTGATGCTTTTTATCTTCATTCCGTTTGCCATGTTTCCCCTCACTGGACTATTTCACTATCTTCAATCGGTTCGTTATTTATGATGGTTTTCCCATCGTTACCAACCGGATAAGCAAGAAGTTTCTTTTTCACTTCGCCTTTGCTATTTTTTGTTTTTTCAACATGAAACTCAACCCTCTTTTCAACCCAGTTACTAGAATCATATCCCCATACATCGGCAAGATTCTTATTAGTTTCCTGGTTGATAAAAAGGTTCTTTAAAATTTTATTAAAGCTTACTGTAATCTCAAAAGCCTTTCCGTTCTTAGTATCTATATATTGTCCTTCATTTACAATAATACCAAACTTATTTGTTGATGCTTCAACGTGTTCTGGTTTTAGATATTTCCCTTCTGCATTTGCTTGTGTGTTTACCATTGTTTTGTTCTCCGTCATCGCCTGTGCTTTGTAGCGTTGGCTTATTGACAATTAGTTTTGTATTTCTCTTTTTCTTCTTCGTGCTTTTGTAAATATTCAAATTTATCTTTCACTTTTGTTGATTTTAAACAAATTGAATCGTGAGCTAATCCAACAAATAATTCAACAGAGTTTGGCGTTAAAGTATTTCCTAGAGCAAGAAATAAGGTATTAATGCCTTGGCTTTGTTCTGCAGGAAAATCTTCATATTTATCCATTACTTTTTTTAGATTTATTAAAAATGGATGTATTGTTTCAAGTAGCTCATTTGACATTTCTTGAACAACTTTCTTATTTAATTCTGAACTGCTCATTCCAATTACCATTGTTTAGCCTCGATTTATAATTATTGTTTCATGATTGCTTTCTAATAAAAAGATGTATTTGATTACTTTGAACTCTTGCTCTAACTTTTCAAGTTCAGTTCTATCTTCAAAGATTGACTCTGCTAAGTTTTGATGTTCGCTATATAATGCAGTGAGTTGATTATTATTTCGGCTTCTTGATTTTAATTCAGCTTCTCGCATTTCAATATTACTATAAACGTTTTTGCCTTCAGGAGTCTTTTCTGCAAAGATTTCTTTTGCAATCCCATTCTTAATGAATGAAATATTCTCATCTAAGTTTCTTTGTTTGTTTTCGAGAGCATGAACTTTCTTTTTCTGTTCTGCAATCTTATCAGGTAAACTAATTAGTTTATCTTTCATTTCTTCAATTGTTGTTACAGTTATTGTTTTTTCATTGTTCATTATTTCACCATTTTTCGTATATGCGAGTAAGCATATTTAAGCTTTGTTACTTCCGCAAGTATCATTTCTCTATCAAGAGAATTCTCAGCAAGAACTGTCAAGTTATGAATAGATAGATATAAAGCATTTACTGACTCATGGTCTTTTTTATTCGTCCATTCTTTCATAGTAGTTGCCATTAATTCACTCTCGCAATTGAGACGTTCACGCCTTTATTCTGTGCGTCTGTTCCTGTTATGTCTCTAATAGTATAAGAGTATTCAAGACCTCTATCCATGGCTTCTGCAAAATCTACTGCGTGCATTTTAGCTAAATACCCGAGATGTTTATCTACACCGTTAATTGTCATCATGAACTTTACTGCGTTAGAATCAAATTTATTATCAGGCTCACGTTCAAGAAATCCAGTCATCCCAACCTTTAAATCTGGAATGTTTCTTTGTCTTCCTTCGAATGAAATGCCTAAAATTTTTGTGTACATTTCTTGTTCTTTTTGTTCCATCGTGAGCACCTCGCCCTTTTTTACGATTTATTTTATTAATATATTAACATATATATAAATGTTTTTATTCGCATTCTTCAGTATGTCCGCAAACAGGACAGACGTATCTTTCTGGAAACTTTGTCTTTGGTTTTGGTATCATTGTTGATCCGCATTTACAGTAGAGTTCATTCATTAGTTTCATTCCTCTTTTAATTGAATATATTCAGGTTCTTGGTAAGACATTCTTTCACTTTTTATAAAAGAGTCACATTTACATCGATTCATTTTTTTTTGTATTCTTTCTTCAAATGTATATCTTATTTTTCTTGTGTTCAAATTAACGCATTCGCGTTTATTTCTATTAGTATGTCTCCAGTTATCGCATTTCATACAGTTTAGATATGTTGTTGTTGAGACTTTTTGTTGTTGAATAGTCTTATTTTTTGCTGCATTTTCTAATGCTTTTTTCCCCAATTTAACCATCTCTTGGTCCAATTCTGGAAATTCTCTTTCTTGCTTTATTTTCAAATCATTAATATTTATATCTTGACTAATAGCACTTTTTATAAGATGTGAATAAAAACCGTCGTCCATTATATCATCTGTCGGTTTTAGTTCTGGTTTTCCTATTGGCATCTTATTCCTCATTGTATCTTTCGTGACAGAACTTCTCAAATTCATCACTATGATTTTCAATAAAATCTCTGCGTAAACTTCCAATATGGTCAGTAAGCCAATCGTTATAGTGCTCTTCCATAGGTTTTAGATTGTATTCTTCAGGGTCGCTCATTGTTCCACAACCTTGATACCTGGGAAGGTTTTCTTAGTAGCTATGAAAAAACTATCATTAAACAGCTTTTCCCCTTCTTTATTTGTGGTATTGCCAGTTTGAGGATGGTCTAACCCTGAAGGGTACCCATTAGCGTGACTTGGTCTAATTTGTGGCTTTTCTGGGCTGTTTTCTGCTTGCATGGTATCAAACACCTTACCAGATAAATAAGCAAAGCCTGACTGAGATATGCCGCCAAGGTCCCGAAGTTGGCGTAAATTAGCAATAACTAGGTCTTTCTGTTGGTTTATTAGTTGTGAGGTTTTCATGTTTTTTTGCTCCCCGAGTTTTATCGGTGATACTACTATTATTGGCTATTGTCTATATAAATCTAGCGACGAGCATACTATTATGAAATGCTAAGAATTATCTATAAACTATCAAAAAGTAAAGGTTTTTAGGATAACTTCCTTTATTTCTAGCATTTTTAAATAAAGTTACCGACGATAGAGCATTTTTGTATAAAGTAAAGATATATACCAAATTCGTTTTGTATATCTATTAATACCATAAAATAAATAATCTAAGCTCAAAATTATTTAAATCTAAGCTAAGCATCGTCTGTAATGTAAATAAATAAATAATAAATAAATAATTAGATATAGATATAGATATAATATAGTAAAGGATTATTTATTTTAAATAAATAAATAATATTAGGCTTAAATTATTTAACAAGATTTATATATTAGTTAATTAATTTAGACTAAAGGAGTTGATATGATATGAGTGAAAAGATAGAGAAACTGGAAGTTCTGAAAGGAAATTCTACCTATTATTATACAGGGGTAGTGACCGAAACTAAAGATGGATGGATCCATATTGAGACAATTAAAGGGGAATCCCTAAACTTTAGAAGAGAACAAATCATGGGAAGATTAGAGTTGAGAGGAGATGAGAAGCATGGCAAAGACAATAACCACAGTTTATATTGAAAATGAATTTAAAGAAATAATTAAAGATTCTAAATTAAATCTATCTGATTGGATTAATGAACAACTTAGAAAAGAGTTTAATGGAATAGAACCAATTTCAAAAGAGATAGAAAAACACCTTTCAAGTGTTGAAATTCTAAAAGAAAAAATTAAAGACTTTAAGAACCAAGCAAGAAAAAGAATAAAACTTTGTTCTGAAGCAGAAATAACTCTTCTAAAAGAGCTCTCTATAAGCAGAACAAAAGGGTATATTCCCCACGCATTATATCAAAGGTATTTAACAGAAACAAAGAAGTATATTCCTTATGGGGAATTTATAGAAATTCTTTCAGAATTAGAATAAAAGAACGGAGATGAAAATATGAAAAACAGAAAGAAACAAATAATAGTAAAGGTAAGTGCTCAAACATACGAATTAATACAAGAAATGAAACATAATCTAGAAATAAATATTAATAATTTTTTAGAAAATAAAGTAAATAACTTTTTCTCTTCAGCCAACTATCAGTTAGAAGAAATGGAAGATAGCTATGAAAAGGTTATGTCATTAAAAGATGAGTATAATATTGCCTTTAGAGATTATCCTAGAGCAGTAATCAAATTAAGAGAAAAAATAAATCAAGCAAAAAAAGAAAAAAAAGAAAGCGACCTTCAAGAAGCAAGAGGATGTAAACTTATATATCAAGTAAGCAATGAAATAAAAAAAGAAAATGAACGCAAATTTGAAAGAGACTATATGAAATGTTTTAATGCGTCTAATAAGAAAGATATTTCAGATAATAAATAATTTTTACCTTTTTTTATTTATTTTTTATACCATTTCATACTCAAAAGAATCTGGTGTATAAATTGCAATGATCCGCTGCGAATAGCTTCTATTAAGAATATCTCGCATATACTCTTCGCCAGAAAGTAACTGTCTTCTTGCCTTTCCTCTCTGGCTCCAACTATGTTTAAGTTCAATACAATAACCGCCATTATTCCAATCTAAACAAAGTAAGTCGCAAAGTGTATGAAAGTCACCATTCTTTCCGTGAGGAATCCAAATAGGCTCTCTAATGATAGAAATGATATTGTCTCGATTAATCCCTATCTCATCCAAATGATTGACTAAATACGTTAGTCGGCTGTCATGCTCTTGCTGTCTATATTCAGCTTTATACATTTTATTCAATAGCTAAATAATCAGATTCATTGAACCTATACTTCTCTTCGATTGTAGTATAAGGGACCAAGAATTTCTTATTTGCAACATCAATCATAAATTCTTGATTGTTTGTTTCATCGCGATACACTAGAAACGCTCTATCTTGGTTATTTACTGCGATATATAATTGTTCAGGTAAAGCGCCAATATATTTTAATGCTGCATACGTTAGCACTGTAAGGCCTTTAGAATTGACAGTAGTAAACACATATGTTTCTCTTGGCGTAAACCAGACTTCTTTCTTTGCCGGATCATAAGTAGTCTGTTTTGAGATAAACGTTGCAATCTGCCTGCATAACGAACTTGAGAACTTTACTCGCTTTATTTCAGCCAGAGATTTAACCATACTTCCAGGGATTGATTGACTATTCAATTTTAGCCATTCGCATAATTCAGAATCTTCTTTTGTGAATCCTTCTTTCCCCAGTAAATAAAGGATCACGGTTTTCCATTGTCCTTCAGCAATCAATTTCGTTATTAATTTTATACTCATTTCCATGTTTTTTCCCTCGTTAGTTTTTAATTATCTTGACACAAATTTCTTGATTGAATAAATACCAGATAGTCAGGTATTGTTTGAGACTGTTGAAATCAGCTCTATCTTTTACAGATACTAAGCTTGTAAGATAAGAAGCGTCTAAGCTAACTATCTTTTCATGTTCGGTTGAATAGTATAGGCACCAGAAGTGACCGCCTTCAGGCATTTGACCAATTGCACAGAATATCTTAAACTCAATAATTCCGGCCAGATAACATAAAGTGTAAACTAAAGTGTTCTGGTCATCACAATCGCCAAATCCATCTTTTAGAATTAATTCTGCATCTTTCCAATCTTCAGTAGTTTCACTTTTGTATTTGATATTATTCTTTACCCAGGATAAGCAATTGATTGCAGTCTCATCATCAGAACTGCCACGAAGTGACCATGCTAAATTCTGTAATTTCTCAGATGGCTTTTCAATCTGTTTCTTTAAGTGATTGTTTAAAGTAGAATATTCTCTAAACTTTTCATTAATCAGCCATGAAATTGTACTGAAGATAAAACTATTGTTCACTAGAGAAAGATTATAAACTTCCAGTAATTTCGTATAAAATGGTTTTGAGCCACTCATTTCTTTTTTCCCACGACTTGGATTTTAAGAGAGTCTGTATAGTTGCTATTAGCAGTAAACTTTCGTATTGTTTCAATAGCAAGTCCTGCAGCAGTTGCAACAATCGGAGAGTAAACGCCAAAGTCAAATACTTGGAACACTTGAAGAACTGCAATAGCAGCAGCTGATCCGCCGAATACTAATACTCGCATCCCTAACTTTTTCCAATCGATTTCATTTAAACTCATTGCATCTGACATAATTTCATCTCCTAGGGCATAACACCATTCATCTTTAATATTAAATAAGCGAGAGCAATTGCAATCCCTGCCTCTTTTGCAGTCTTCCATAATCGGTTGTCTACTTTTGACAATGATTTCTCTAAAGAATTAACACGCTCATTTGAAGCATATTTCCTATCTGCGGAATTTATAAAATTGCGTAAGTCAGACCGAAGACCATCAACATTTTTGTCAATGTTGTTTAATCTTTCAGTCATCGTTGCAATCTCAGCTTCTTTTAGACAGTCGTGTTCTGATTTTGACATCTTCTCAGTATCAGTTTTTGGATTTACCATTTAAAACACTATCTTTGATTATAATAGTAATTTATAATCTACTGTGCAGGATTCATTTGTGCTTCTAAGTCATCAATTTGTTTCTGGACCATTAATCCTTGAAGCTTAGCTTGTTCTGTTTGCGTTTCTTTTTGTTTCACTAATACAACCATTCGTTGTGTATTTATTTGTTCTTGTGTTACTACCATGTTTTTCATCTCCCTAGTATATTCCGAATAATTTGCCTAGAACACCGACTGCAACTCCCCACTTTGTAACTTCCCACATAACAGAATAAAATCTATTTTCTTGTTTCTTAACTTCGGTATCTTGAGAAGTTAAGGCTTTTTCTAAGTTACTAACTCGTTCATTAGTAGCATATTTCTTATCAGCAGTACTTATAAAATACTGGAAATCAGTACGTAACGCATCAACATTTTTGTCAATGTTTTTTATGCGTTCAGTCATGAGAGCAATCTCGGTTTCTTTATTACAGGGATGCGAACTTGTCATTATTTATTCTATCTCTCCTTCGATTAAATAATTTATATAGTTATCTTTCAAAATAACTATTTATATTGTTATCTTTTATTTATTCAGTTGGAGTTTCAACTGGAGTTAAACTATCAATCTGTTGTTGAAGCATCATTTGCTGTAATTCATACTGTAATTGGTGTGCTTCTTTTTGTTTTAATAATGTAACTAATCTTTTTGCTTTTATATCTGCCATTGTTATTACCATGTTTTTACCTCGTTTAATATTCTGTTATTGTTACTCCTGATAATATCGTTGTTGGAACTAAGGTCCCTGTTAATAAATCTTCATTAAATGTATATGTTGTTGCTAATTCTACTTTTGATACTGTTGGATTTGAAAAAGCATCAGAAGCAATACCATAATATATACCACTCGACACGTCTTGTATTTGACTAGCGGACATTGAAGAAAATAAAATTATTGCGTTAGTATAATTAGTTGTTATACTTCCAATTCTAATATGAATTTCACCGTAGTTATCGGTACACGTTCCATCATGTTTATGTATAATTCCACCGACGTTATTTGTAATTACATAACCATCATTACGATAAACTTTACCGTGATTGTATGTCAATACTCCTGTAGATTCGTTATAATTCACTTCGCCTGTTCCTGTATTATCGGCAACATCGCCATAATTTAAATCAATAACACCATCATTCTGAGTCACATAACTTTTCCCAGCTCCAGCGTCACCGAAATTATATCGTATAATACCACCGACGGCATTATAACCAACGCTTCCATAATAACCACCCCATGCCCCATTATCGCCATTGTCAACAATACCCCCAGAATAATTTGTCGTTACACTACCGGCAACATTATTACAATATCCGTAATTATCCGTACAAATTCCATTCGGAGCATTTAAACAAAATCCGCTAGTTTCGTTTGTGTTAATAATACCACCGCTCTGTGTTTGTCCAACGTAACTATAATTAATATTAACTATTCCGTTATTATAAATTATATCGTAGTAATTTCTTCCGACATAACCGCCATAAGCAATATTGTTAGCAGTACCGTAGTTATCGTCGATAGTACCATAAACAACGTTAACACTACAACCGCTACCGTTAAAGTTAACAGTACCGCCCAAAGATATTTCTTCGACGTATGCACCATTATAATTATTATTAACGTATCCATTGACATAATAAATATACCCGCTTTGGTCGTTCCAATCGACTTGACCGTTATGATTGTTTATAAATCCGAAATTATATGGTATATATCCGTCGTTTGTTGTAACGGTAGAGCCTTGATAATTACCGTATGATATTTGCCCGCCCGACTCGAGCCAGTCGATAGTACCGTAATTTTCATAAACAGTACCAATACCCCTATTTATAGTACTATTATTAACATAAGTATATCCAGAATTATCGTATATTGTTCCGTCATTAATAAAAATAATACCGTAATTAATTTGTATATATCCGAGATTTTGTTCGCATACTTCACCCATAGGTATCGAGTCAAGAATACTATCACCGTTTAGAATTAAAGAAGTATCGCCATTAGCTTGATATGGTACGACTCCACCGCTCCAAGTCGATGTGTCTGTATAATTACCGCCGCCCGTACCGTTTGAATATATTTGTACCATGTTAATTAACCGTATAAGTTATTGTTATTGTCCATACTTTATTTACTACTGGAGCAGAAGTCATATTTAAATATAATTCTAATGTTGTAGCTATTGAATCTGTTATTGCTCCTGAGGAATAATTTCCTGATGTTGTTGAAATATTTCTAACTCTAGTCGGTGAACCGCCTGGAAAAGCACCAGTACCACGAGCATTACATTTGTAAATTGACGCTGATAATTGTGATGATGGATTAGCTTCGGTACTTGCTACGGTTATAGAAGTTATTTTTATTCCTGCTCCACGTTCTTTAAATGGAATTTTCTTATAAGGACTTACGGTGTATAAACTTCCTAAATCGCCGTCTATAACAATCGTTTTACTTAATGAGGTATTCAATTGTGTTTGTATTGCACTTGTAACTCCTTTCACATAAGAAAGTTCTGTTAATGACGGGTATGTTGCAACTGCAAGAGTTTGTAATTTTTTATTTGCATCAGTAGAAACAATTTGAGATGCTGTCAAAGTATTTTGAATAGGTTGTCCATTATTGATTGTCTGAGGAGTTGTTTGGTCTAATGCAAGTAATCCTGTATGGCCAGATGAATCGCCAGTATTTGTTCCAGATACATTATCAAGAGCAGTTCTATTTGAGTGTGCAATATCTGAATGAGTAAATGCAGATAAGTGAGAACTTACAGCAGAACTTCCAGTATCAGAATTTGTAATTTCTAGTTTATCAGAACTTTCTGCAAGAGTAATTCCTGTTCCTGCAACAGTTTTATCTTTCAAATATCCATTAGTAGAATCATTTGCATCATACTTTACTTTATCATTTGTATCGGTATCTGTTGCAGCGATTGTGAAATTAGGATAAGTCCCTGTTATTGTAATATTATTTCCTTGAGTTAGTGAAACAGTTTTATCAAATTTATTAGTTGCTCCCTCAGAAATACCATCAGTATCATCACTTGATTTATGGAAAATATCTGCATGCACATAAGTTGATTCGTGAGTAGAAACTGCAGATGTTCCTTTATCAGTATTTGTTATTGTGAAATTTGGATAAGTTCCAGTTGCAGATATTCCCGTTCCAGAAGTTAGAGAAACTGGTTTATCATAAAGATTTGTTGCTCCTTCAGATAAATCATCTGTTGTTTTTGTTCCTAGCCTAGTATCAAAATCAGAATTGAAATCAGCAGAATCATATTTTAAATCAAGAGCATCTTGCAAATCGGTTTGGTCACTTAAAATTCCGTTAATATCTCCCCAAGATAAATCATAAAATTCCAAGCCAGATTCATCTGCTTTTACAATTAAAAGTTTATTACCTTGCCCAGTATAAGAATGAGGAACATCTAACAACTGTAAGAAAGAATCTGCATCGTAATGAGTAACCGTAAACTCTACATCAATCAAAGATTCATCAATTATATCGATAGTAATCGGCAACTCATCGACAATATCAATCGTAATATTCTCATCAGTCATTTTGTTGAGTAGCTCCTAAAGTTACATTAAATTTACCGTTTGCAGTGTCTAAGACTGAAGCACTACCTGGTGCAAGGATTCGGACATTATAAACGTAGGTCCCATCATCAACTTCTGTATCATCTTTAGTTAATACTATCCGCGCGATTCCAATATTGAAATCCGTTCCAGTAGTTACTACTTTCTTAATGATTGCTTTTGCATCCGTCTGATCCGTGTCAGGAGTTTCCTTAACTGTGAAAATAACAGTATAGCCAGTAATATCTTTTACTGCACCGTTTTCTTTGATAGTACATTTAATACTTTTACTAGTTCCACGATTGCAATTTAATGTTCCAGTTTGTGTTACCATGTTTTACCTCTTTTACTTAATTAAAGCAACACCATATCCTGCGAATGATGCATAGTTACTTGTATCTGTTCCACCTAAATTGAAAGTCAATCTTAATGAGCCAGAACTTAATGTGCTTATATCAATAACTTTTGTATAATCTTTATCTGCGATAGTATTTGTCCCATCACTAACACTAACAGTCATTGAACCAGTCCCATAAAATGTTTTACTTGTATAAAGTGCTAATGCTTTTTCAGTTCCATCTAAAGTAATTCCTGTATCTGAAATAACAGTTGCAGTACCAACATAATAATTTAAAGTAGTTACAGCACTACTCCAACTCGAAGGAGAAGTTGTGCAACTTGCAGTGCATCTTATTCTTATTCCTTGTGTTGTTGCATTAAGAGTGTATAATGCTGCATAACTAGAAGCTGCAGTATATCCTGTTTTTGAATCTAAAGTTGCGACATCAGACCAGGTTGAACCATTATAGGTTTGTAAATATATTGCTGAGGAATTATGAGATGCCCCACTTGTTGCTGAAGAAGTTGCAGAGATTAATATTTTTCCGATATATCTTGAAGAAAATGTTTTACCAATATAATTGTCGCCACTAGTTCCTGTGCCTCCAGATGCAGTAGCACTTGTGGTATCATCTAAATCAAAAGCATAAGTTGGATTTGTAAATGTTCCGTTTACAGTAGTATCAGCACCATTCACAATTAGATTTGAATATTGTCCATCGTGTGTAGTTCCAAAAGTTCCGTAATAAGCAGTAGATGAAGCTGAGATTGTTGAGTTTTTTCCAACTCTTGCATTTATTACTTCTGCACCAAGTAAATCAACGTTAGTAAAAGTTCCTGCTGATAAAAGTTTATAAGGAATTTGTGCAACTGGGATTAAAGCTAACCCTTTAATTTGCAAATCATTATTTGTATCATTTGCATCAACTGCTTCAATAGTTTCCCCGTCTATGTAATCAGAACCACCTAATAAGTCATTTCTTACAGCACACATTTAAATCACCGCACATCTTTTTATTTTAAACTTTTGTTCTATCGACCAATGTAAGTCTATATGTACTTTATGAGGTAATAAAACTAAATTTTCAATTTTATTATCTAATTTATTTTGATTAATATGATGAATATCATATCCCTCAGGAATAGGAATCTGGTTTTCTTGAATCCAAACTATTTTATGAACAGGAATATGTTTCCCATTAACCCACCGTTTTAAATAACCAAAATGGATATAATCTCCTTTTGAAATTCTGCCCCCTTTAATACTTTGATTATCTTTTTTTGTAAGCCCTTTATTCCATCCTTTCTGACCGATATGACATAAACTCATTTTTTTAAGTGTTTCTAGAGTATGTGTTTTCCCTTGCATTGGATGTTTATATCCTTTTGAAAATAATAATTTCCCTGCATCTGAAGTACTTCTTCGTGGGATATTATTTCTTTTTAAAATTCTCAATACAGTTGGTTTTGAAATATTTAAATTCTTTGCAATAGTAAAACTGCCAAGTTCCTCTACTATATACATATCAATGACTTTCTCCTGAATGTCTTTTGGTGTTCGATTATAGTCCCCTTGCGCCATGATTATTCACTCTCCTGAGTAATAGTAAATTTAACTTCTTCATCAATCCATAATTCTTTGCTTGATGTCTTTACTAATGAATTAATTAAGAATCGTGATTTAAGATTTCCAGATGAGATTGCATCAAAACAACCTGCTTCAACAAGAGTGCTTCCATTGGCTTCTGTTGAATTAAAATATCCAGAGATAATTACTGAACTCGTTAATTCCTGATATGTTTGAATCGCTTTTCTTAAAACTGGAGTTGTTAAATCTGTGTCAGAAATTGCCGGAGTAGAGTTTCCAGTACCAACGCCAAAATGAGTAAACTCTGTAATAGTCTTTGTTTTTGCAACTTGCAAGATTTCTGCAATAAATCCAGTAGTAAATACCATTAGCATTCCTCATATATCTTGATATAAATTACTTCTTGAGCAAGAGTTACAGCCGAAAGTTTTATTGATCCGTTCGTATAAGTAGTATCTTCTATGTCAAGTTCTACATCTCCACTCGGGCTATAAATCTTTATATACCTATCTGAGAACCTGACATTGAGTATTTTATCGCCTGTCCATGATAAGCCAGTTTGTGAAATTAAAGTAGTCTCACTTCCTGAAACTATCTTCTTAAGATAGACTGCTGCATTATCAATTTGTAAGATATAAGAATTATTATCATCAGTTCTTCTGAAATACATCTTAAGCGAGCCAGAAGCCTTATGGTTCCATGATAATTGTATCTTGCCATTATCGCTTACATATGTAGAACCGTTGATAAAAAGAGCACTAGCGGCAGCCGGAATCTGTAAACGTAAACTAGTTACAACAACTGATCCGGTTAAAGTCCAGTTTGTTGTTAATGTATAATTTCCACTAGCGTATGAAGAAAACACATCACCAAGACGTCTATCTCCGAATTTAGAACCGCCAAACGTAGAAATCCCAAATCTAGCAGAATCATAATAATCTCGCCAGAACGCATAATCCCTGCACTGAACAACAATAGGGATACTATAAGAATCATAATTGTAATACTGCAATAAATCTTCTGACGTGCTTTGATTTTCTAAAGATTTTAATCTGTCCATTATTTCATTTTGCCATTCGAAGATTGAGAAATCCTCAACGCCAATCTTATACTCAACAGTATTACTTGAGAATGAATATTTGATTTCATTTATTGCAAAGTTTTTATTTAATGCAGGAGATTCATATTCATCGACTATATTTATTACCGACGAAGTATTCAATGCAGTATTATAATCTAATTTTTTAAAAATAGTGCCTGTCTGTGGCGTATCTTTAAATGATAAATAGTTCTGGCCATAAGCTCTTGCATCAGTATGATTTTTAATGGATCTATTTGTTAAAATAACTTCTCTCACTTTTTCATTATTACTTGCAGAAGTAACATAAACCTTTATATCAATTTGATAATCATATTTACAGATAATAGTATGACCAACCGTTCTTCCTGTTTTGAATTTTAATAATTTTTTATCAACATCAATATAATAATCTCCAGTGACTGTTGCGCCAATAACTTCAGGAGCAACTAAAGTACCATTATCGGTAACTGAAATGTTTCCAATTGGATTATGTACCAAAGTGAAATCTGTCTGGCTTGCAGTTGCTGTGAAAGTATCAGGACTATTAATATTTGAGAATACTATTTTATCTCCAACAACAGTAACAGTATTTATCACATTGTCTTGATTATAATCCCATGCAGGCTTTTCTGCAGCATTATTCTTGACAGAGTACGAAACACCAGAGATTACATATCCAGGTGGTTGAAATATTGCTTCTTTGTAAGGAGTAGTATAAAATACCCATCCAGTTAATTTTGTTAGTGTCTTAATAACTTCTGCAACTGTTTGTTGTTTAAATTTAATCTTTGTTATTGTAACTCCAGTTATAGCCGCTGAAGTACAGACTAAAGAAGAATATTTATGAATAACAAATTGTAAAATAGCTTCTGGTGACATATTTTCTAAAACTTCATTAACATATCTATCAATTAGCTCGTCACCGTAACTGTAACAAGTATATGAATTAAGTCCATCTCCTGTTTCTGGTTTGTTTACTACTCCACCAAATACTGGAACAGTGTCATAGTACCACATAACCTCATTATCAAATACAGGAGATAATCCATCTCTCGCTATTGTGTAAATGCAATCGACTGATAATTTTGTCAAGGAACTTTTTCCTTTGTCTTGATAAACTGCATTTGTTATGTAACTAGTAATATCAACTTCTGAATTTATCCAGTTAATAGTGAAAGAGGAAACAACGCAAGTATCAGAATAGAAATATGCACTTGCATAACCTGAAGAAAATGTTGAGTCTGTAACAGTCCCGAGATATGTTCCATTAGCCCAGAAATAATATTTATTTAATATTTTTCTTATTTTAATATTAATAAATGAACGGGCATCATAAATAAATGACCAGGGAGTACCTGAAATCAATGTATATGTTCCAGATACTTTTTTATATACATTAGCTATCGTTCCAGTATCGCATTGAAATAAATATCCATTATCCTTGTCTTGAATATTAAAAAATATTCTAGTGTAGGGTGTTGCTGCAGATGTTGATTTAAAAGAAACATTTATCTCCCAGAAATCGCCACTTATTTGAGTTGCATTTCTATACTGTATATCTTGAGTGTTATCACAAACAATTGTTGCCTTTCCAGAAGCATAAGAATATGAAGATGTTCCAGTACCTATCTTAACCCAGTTTTGTAAGTTATCTTCAAACTTTTTGATTACTAATTTATTTGCCATTATTCCCTCATGTATAATCTGTGAAAACTTTTCCTATTTTAAAAGAAAAATTACAAGTGTACATTAAGGGTTCATCGCCTTGTTTTGAAATTTCAATCTCATCTAATTTGCCAGAATAAGTAACTCCGGCTTCATCAACAAATTCATTTTTTCCAATTGAATATTTAATAATATTTAATAAATAATATTTTTGAGCTTCAAGACCTTTATCGCCAACATAACCAGGAGCAGTACCTAAAGTGAAATCATCACTTCTTGCCATGATTATAAAAGAACCTTGGATGAATCGTTTTTCTCCAGAAAAGTCAATAACTTGTGTATCTTCTGATCCGGTAAAAGGAAGAGATATATCTATTGTACTTTGAGATACTCGTTCCTTCATTATTAAAAAACCATCTATCACATATTTATATTTTGTTGTAGGATTTACGGTGTCACAGATTCTTAGTTCAGCACTTACCATCGTGAATAACCTCGCATTTCTAAACTGATAGCTTGAGAGATTTTATCTATTGTTGAATTGTCAGCATTGCCATTAACATTAACAGTGATATTATTTGTTTGTCCACCACTTGAACCGACAGTATTTCCTCGTGAAACATTCTCCCCTGCGTGCATTTGATACAACCCATCTTCAGGGATAATCCCACCGAACGCTTTAGGTGGGAATAATTCATCAGCCATTCTATTCCATTCATTCTGCCAAGTTGCATCATCGATTCCTCTAACTAAAGAAGTCGGTGAATTTGTTGCTGCACTTCCAGAATAATTCCCACTAGAACTTTTCTTACTCCAGTTTATGCTTAATAATTTTTCAACGACATCTTTCACAGTCATTCCCATCTTTTCAAGTTGGCCAGTACTAATGCCAGTTACTTCTGACATTACTCTAAGTAACTCACTATTTCTATCAAGGGGCAGACTTAATTGATCCACACTATAACCGAACTCTTTTAATAATGGAGCCATAGAATCAAGTTCATCAGAAGTAATTAAAACATTATTCCCCAATTCAACTAATTGTGAAACTGGAATAATTTCTTCACCACTTCCTTTCCCAGACGATGTAAATAAATTTTTAAGTTCTGAAAATGCATCTTGGATTCCTTGAGTAGAATGGTCACCGAATGGATTTGTAAAAAATCCGGACAACCATTTAATCGCTTCCCAGAACACACTCCCTATTTTATTAAGAGTTATCATTAAAGAAAGTACACCCTTAATAAGAGCCATTGCAATAATCATAACAAAATCAAGAACAGCTTTTATTGGCAAAGAAAGCGCTTCAATTATCATTCCAATCCCAAATAATTTTCCAAGCATACCAGAAAGTAAACCAGTTTGTTTCTTCTGTTCTTTACCTTGCTTTTCATCTTCTATTGAAGCCTTTGGAGCTTTTGAACTACCATTACCACCAGATGGTCCGCTAACACTAGAAGTGTCAGAAAAGAATTTTATTCGAACTGGATATTCTATCAAGTTGTTTTCCTCATCGCCTTACAGACGCTTCTCGTTCTTGTCTTATTAATTGTTGATTCTTAAGTTCTATCAGTAAATTTGCTTCTCGTGCTGAAATATCATTTATATCAATTGTTACGCCAATTGATAATAATGATAATAATCTTGCAACTGTTTTTATTTCATGGTTATTTGTTTTACCACTATTCACTGCTATTATTATCTCCAGTTTTTCCTTGGTTGTTATTTCGCCCAAGAAAGGAACTCAATCGAGTTCCTATCACTTCCTCGATTGATTCTGAAATAATATCTTCTTCTTTAAGCTTTTTATCAGCCCAGAGATATTCTCTCATCTTCATTCTTAGCTCAGGAAGTTTGTTCCCTGAAATTTCCATCTCATCCATTTTTCTAGGATTTACTTTCACGTCACTAAGTAAGTGTCCCATCAAAGCATCAGCTTGTCTTGGTAAAAGGTATTTATATAATTTCAATTCGCCTTCAGTACCATCCTGAAGCATTACTTTGTGCATTTCTGTTAATCTTTCAATGACCATATTTTCCCCTCGTAAAGTCTTTTTTTGTAATTTTTCCACAAAAATGTAAAATAAAAAGCTAAAATAAAAGATTTAAGCTGTATTTGAAATAGTTGCAGATATTCCTCGAGCGAGTAGAGTAAATGCTGCAAGAGAGACTTCTGAAGTTTTATCGAAGTCCATCCCGAGAGTATTTAGTTTAACTCCTGTCAAAGATATTGTGTCAATTATTACGCCACGTTTTAATGTAATAGAAGCAGTTACATCTGCTCTCGTGTCTGTTTGTGACGTTCCACCCATGATTGCATTAAGATAAGCACGTTGACCAGTGATTGAACCTGATCCGGTAACAGTTAAAGGTCCCTCAATTATCTTTGAAATCAACCTTCTGTCGCCAGTGCCAACAGCTTCAAGAAATCTTTTAGGTACACATTTTCTGTCAATGTCCAATGAGATTGATTCTAATTCAACAGCAGTTGTTGAATTATAAACAAAGTAACAATCTTCAGCAATCAAAGGTTCAACAGTTGAAACAGTTGGTGTAAACGTGGTAGTGTCTGCAACCTTTCGAGCAGTCCATGTTCCAGTTATTACAACAGTATTTCCATTCTGCGCAGATATTGAAAACTTAGAATATTTTAATCCTGAGATTAACATATAATCATCAGCATCGCCAGACTCATCGATTACTTTTACACAATAACTTGGAAGAGTATTTGAAACTGCTAGAGCCCAAGGACTTGCGCCAGTTCCTGACCCGGATGCTTCACTTCCTAAGATTGCTTTAAGTTCTCTTCCAGAAGTAACTTCCCATTCATGAGTTCCAGAAATAGCCATTACACCATCAATGTTCACTGTTGCTTGTGGGCCTGCACTTTCTAATCCAAAAGATTGAGTTGTTGAAGTATCAATATTCCATGAGAATTTTTTAGTAACTCCGAATACTGCTTCTGCACCAGTACCACCGCCATAAGTAACTTCTGTTAATAGTTGGATTTTATTCGAAACTCCGCTTGCTGCATAGGATGCCATGTTTTACCTCACTAAAGTATTTTTATATATTAACTGTCGAATAAGCACGTCATCAGCCACGATTGTATTCTCGGCTTCTAGGACTGCTCTAAACACATGAACTTGTGATAATAGACTCGCTATCGATGCAGGAAGTCTTAAAGCTTCCATGACATCAAGAGATAAGTCATTCAAGAACTCTGGCGGAGTCATTCCATTCCATTTAGTTCTTGGCACTCGAATTTGAATTTCTACTCGTACCGTTTGCCTTTGTCGATATGTTCCGATTTCGTGCGATTCAACCGGACAACTAAAAGACAAAACGCTTATTCTTGGATAGTGTGAAGGACCAATTGTTGCAGCAGGCAAGTCATCATAAATCCATTGGGTTCCTGCGGATCTGCGCGAGGAGTTTGGGTCTTCGACGTTTAGCTCGAGAATGCTTTTATATTCACTAATTACATCATGAACGCCTGACATTTAAACACTCCGAGCCGCTTGCTCTTAGTATTATTTTATTCTGTAAACTTTAAATACCTATCTTTGTAATATTTCTTTTAAGATTCTCTCTGCTTTTATTGCGCCATTAAGAAACATCGCTCTGCCTTCAGTACCTGGATGATGGACTAATTTCTTCGGTGTGCCTGCACCAACCCAATACAGAGCTTTTTTATCTTTCGGTTTTATTAAATGAGGTAAAGTTCCAATTTCTACGTACTCACAATATTTTAAATTAGAACCTATAATCCATGAGCCGTCTTGGTCTTTCTCAATAACAATAGAATTCTTTAATCTTCCACCGGTTCTTGTCGGTTGCCATTCATCGCCAACAACCGTTTCAGCAACTGGAGTGTTTGAAGCAACTTCTGCATGAGTTGCAAATGCTACTTCAGTTACAATTTTATTTAATTCAGCATAGAACTTTTTCTCTGTCTCTTCAAAAGATGCCATAATTCGCCTTATTATCTGTAAACTTTGCAACGTGCAATTTTGTCGCAAGCCTAGAGTATTCATAAGTTTGGTCTTTTAATGAATCGTAAACTGCTTTACTTACAGCGTTACTTGTATCAATTAAAGAGACAGCGAATATCTTCTCAGCAGCCATATAATTTGCATAGTCATCAAAAAATGCAGGGATATACTCGAATGCAATCTTATCACCACTTAGTAAATTCATAGTAGAAGAAAAGGTGAGCACAGAGTCCGAGTATGAGTAATCAGTTGTCTTAACTCGTAAGACGCCATTAACATAAACGGTTGGCTCTGTGCCACTCTTCACGGGGAAATAAGTATTATATGATTTATTAGATGCTCCAGTACTTGGGATAGTTGTTGCAAAGGTTGCTTCTTCATAGAATTTATTGCCATGCCTTGCTTTGATAAATCGTTCAGCTTCTTCAAGACGCATAGTAACACTTGCTTCGTCTAGTTGTTCTCTAGACCGACCAAGTAATTCATACACTCTTTCAACTGATCCGATTGTGATTACCATAAATTATGCCCAGGTCTTTTGCTTCTTTGATACTGTCTCTTTTATTGTCGGAGCAGTTGTCCCGTCAATAACATGAGATTCTTTATTGATTGTGATTATTGAAAGCATTCCGCCGTCAGATGCAGCGATTATCCGTCCTTTGAAATCTTCAAATATCTCTTTAGAGATTGTTTTAGTTTCATAAGGTCCGAACACCAAATGAAAGCCATTAATGCAAGTAAGATTTAATAAGCGATTCTTTGTATTTTGTAAAGTTACTGTCATGATTCCCCTCGTGTGTATAGATAATAAAATAAGAAATAAAAAAATAAAAAAATGCTTACCTAGTAAGCGTTTTCTTCTACTCTGTAGATTGCTTTAGGTTGAACGATTCCTACACCATAAGCATGAGCAGCGATAACTTCAAAGGCAAGGTAATTGCTTACTCTTCCATCGAAAGTTTCTACTCCGCCCTTACGGATCAGGTATCCTGCAAACTTTGAATCTACTAAGTAGATGTCATCGTCATCAACTTGCTGAGATACAACAACTTTCATTCCTAAGATTGCTTGAGGAATTGGGTAGTGAGTTGTTTCGTTACCTTTCATTACCATTGAACCGATTACGTTGGTTGTTCCTGCAAGGTTGCCAAGAGCAATTATAGTATATTCAGTTTCTGGTGAGATGATTAACATATCAGGCTCAGCATAGTTTTTCAATGCGTCTCTTCGGCCTGCAGCTAAGGTTGCAAAGGTCACAGTTGTGGTTGTTCCAAGTTTGGTGTGATTACCAAGAGCAGTTGTAGTTGATGCTTTGAAAGCAGCAATAACATCTGAATCAATTTTTCGTTCGATTGCAGTTCCTAACTGGCCTAACTCTTCAGCAAGCATATCAACATTAGCAAATTGTAACAATTCATGTTCAATTTGTTGTTTTGCATAACTGTACCGTAAAGTGACAGTTGTGCTTTGATATGAACCAGTGTCGCTTGTTAATTCACCATTGTCTGGTAAATCTGAAGCAGTTACTAATGCATTTCTTAAAGGAATTTTGATTGAATCATATCCTTTTCCAGGAGCAGTCATTGATTTAATCGCACCAACAGCAGCAAGTTTTGGTTGTAACCGTTGTTCAATAAATCCACTGATTGCAGTTGAATAAACATCGCCTTCATCAATGCTTAAGTCTTCTTTAGCTACATTGAATTTCTTAGCTAAATTTTCCCGAACATCTACACCACGAGCCTTGAGAGATTCAACAAGAACTTTTCCAAGTTTATATGTATTCTCTCGAGGTCGAGTTGTGTGTTGGCTTTCACTTAATGTGCTTACATATTGTGTCATGCTTTTTACCTCAATTTGAGTTCTGTGAACTCTCTCTTTAAATCCTCGGTGGTGATGATTTTATCCACTTTATTGAAAGATTCAGTCATCACGCTCTGTTTATCTTTCTTGATAGCTTCTTCAACTTTCTTGTCGTTGCTATCAGCAGGAACTTCATCTTTTGGTGGCTCTTCTTTTGGTTCCTCTTTTTCTTTAGGTTCCATTTCCTTAATCTTTGCTGCGCACGCTTCGAGTTGTTTACTCATCGCATCTGCTGCAGCTTCTAATTTAGCCATTCGCTCTTCCATTGAAGGAACATCTTTCTTTGGTTCTTCTTTAGGTTCTTCAGTTGGAGCATCAGTTTTTGGTTGTTCTTCTTCAGTCATTATTTGTGCCTCACTTTGTTTGACCGTGCATTCGCTTTTCTGCTTCTCTTTAAGCATTTCAACGACAGTCGCAGTCGTGTCAGCAAAACCCGGGATAGTGACAACAGATAATTCATAAAATTCGTGTATATTCGCATGAGTAACACCTTCTTCGTCGATGAAAGAAGTTTGCGGATCAAAAGACGCCTGGATACTAACATTCTTTAAATCGCCTCGTTCAAGTTTTCTCGCAACCCAACCGAGTGGACCTATCCTGTCAATATCCATTTTGTAAGTCATACCTTGTTCGGTAATCGTTACATCTTCGACGTGACCAATTACGCTTTCAGAATTGTGATTGAATAGTACAGGGCGACCAATAAGAGACTGAAATGTTCGCTTCACCGATTCAGACCCATACATAAACCCATTTCTAGATGCAACATTAAACGGAAGAGCAAGACCAGACACTTTGATTGATTCACTATTCTCAGAAATAGTTTTGTCTGTTTGAACAGTTCCAGTTGAGACAGATTCTACAGCAATATTGAACTTCTTAAAATCGACCATAGCCTAACTATTTGAATTAAAATTTAAATACCTATCTTTTAATAATAAAATATGCGTACTGCAAAGAACGAACGTTTGTTTCTGTTTTCACTTGTATCCTTGTGACTTGATTATTCTTAAGATATAGATTCTGAAGGATTCTTTTCACGCTTCTGTAAGTAACGTGACGCTGTTGTTTTATCTTAGCATAAATCTCCATAGTGGTGACGGGTTCGGGGGATTCCTGTATTATATCGAGAACATCAAAATAAAACATCTATTGTCCCTCTGGATTAAATTGTGTTATACTGACGATGACACAGCGACAGTTGATATGCGAGTCTCTGACGGGAATTGGGCTTTTATGAATAGTATAAGTCTTGCCATCAAAACCAACCCAATCCATAAATCCTTCTTCGCCAATATTAAAAATATGTCTGTGTAAAGATTTATCTAACGGAGCAACTCTATCATCGCCTGCACTTAGCCATTGATATTTTTTAATTCCATTATCTTTCATTGTTTTATACATTGCAGTTTGATGTGCTCTTTGCGTTTCTGTTCTTGCAATTACTATCGCTTTATTCCTAGAAAAGTTATCTATCTTTGAAACAATATCATCTGCCATCTGTGAATAAGATTTGCCGGATAAGATTCCTTTTGTCAATTCTGCTTTAATTATTTCTTCTTGCTGAGCATTAATCTTTGCCAGTAGTTTCATATTAAAGTTCTTGATTTCTTCAATGGGACCCTTATATTCTGGTACATCGAACTTAAGTTTATTTCCTTTCGTGTCCATTACCCTACTTGATCCATGCATGAACACAGCAGTAAAATATTTTGTGAGTTTGTCAAATAACTTATTCAATCGTAAAGTGTATGAATCGAGGTAATCTTTCAAAGCTTCTTTATTCTTGTAAGGGTTCAAAGAAAGATTGATCCGTTCTTTCATTTCCTTTTCATTGAATACTGCTTTGTAAATATCCTCAGTGTAAGAATTAATTAATTTAGAATACCCATAATTTCTATTGCGAAGTATTCTCTGGACTGCTAAATATCTTCGCTCACTTTTATTGAGTTTTTTGCTCTGCATTGTTTTGATTAAACGCTCCAGAGTCAGAACCTAGACCTAATAAACCAGCTTGCTGATTTAATTCATTACTATAACTATCTCCTATTTCCCCGTCTGGTTCAAGACCAATGATTTCGCGCGCTTCGTTAAGTGTGATTAATCCGGATGTGAATGATTTTATTGCCATGTCAGCCTTTTCTAATGATTGACCTAAATCAAACTCACCGAACTTAATACTGAATTGTTCCATTTTAATATTTTTCCCGTGAGTAGAACATAAATAAATGATTTCTTTCTTAATCTGGTATTCAAGTTCAAGTCTTTCAGAATGTATCTGTAATAAGAACGCTTCTTTCTGGTCTCTAGATACTGCGTAGTTTGTCTCTTCGCCATGCATAATAAAACTTGGAGCTAAAGCAACAGTAATCTTTTTCTTTAGATAATCAACAAATGGTTGGAATGAAATATCTTTGCCATTATAAGATAAATCATCAACTTTAATCTGTTCGCCTAATACCGGATTCTCAATGTCAGATAATTGTGATAACTGATTCCCTAAATCTTCAGCAGCCTTTGCAGCAGTTGCATCAATTCTTCCATCTTGCATTGTCCGCATTAACTGGATGATTTTCTTAGGTACTGCTTTGTGTCTAGCGATTACTGCGATAGCTCGCTCAATCTCTAAAAGAATTTCGATGTCATTAATTACAGAACAAACGGGACCTCTTCCATAAACTGGAATTTCTGCAACGCCTAGTTTTAGATGAAACATCTTATCCTTATTTATTTTTACGCCTTTAATCGTTCGTCTTCTATCTCCGTAGTATTGAATGGTAGTAATATCACCAACTGTCTTTTCAGGTACTTCTTGAACATAGAAGTCTATTAATTCGTATTTATCAAGTTCGATATAAATTCGTTCCGGGTGTGAAAGGTATTTGTAGAACACAACTTTCTTATCTTCTCCCCTGATCCGTTCAGCGTACCAATTGCCACACTTAATTAAATCGCAACCGATAAACGTGGGGTATCTAGCTAAGTTCGTGTCTTGAATCAATTGATTAATAAAATCAGCTATCCCTGGAACTTCTGAAACTGCAGTGAAACTTCCGCCAAGCATAAAGTTTGCTCTGGTAGTTGTTGCGCTATTAATATATGAATTATAATAGAATCCTTTCTGGGCAATCTGCATCTCTTCATGCGGATATAAAATTCTGTTCTTGTAAATGTCAGATACAAACTTGCTTCCGTACCCGGTGATATTTCCGTTAATTAATCCTTTAATCCAATCTTGAGAAAGTTGTGTGTTTTCTTTCACAACTGTTGGCGTAGTAACTGCAACTTCTTTAATCTGTTTCTTTTTGCCAAACATACTCTTTAAGTTAGAAAGTTGAAACATTTGTGCCATAATACAGCCTTTTATGATTTAAGTTTTAAATACCTATCCGAATTTATCGAAATAATATAGCTTTACTTAATTTAGGAGATACATATTCAACGTGACGGATTGCATCGCTTAGGGCATAGCGTATGACGTCAATTAAATGGTCTTGTACGCCAACTGGCTCATCTAAACGAACACCGTTTTTATCCACTTTCCATTTGTAATTTTTTACTTCTTTTATTCCATTAACAGAATCTTTTGTTATTAGTAACTTATGCATCTTAATGAAATTGATTCCTTGAAGAACGCTGCCTTTCTCTTTCTTGACTGAATGAATATTGTACCCTGCCCGATAAATCTCTTCGATTATCTCAGGCCTTGCACTATCTGCGAATATTAAATCTGTCTTCTTTAATTTTCCTTGCTCAACAAGTTTGTCAAGCTCTAATACTATTAAATCACTTGTCAGGTTGCACTTATACAATAACTCATCAAAGACTATCCCTTTCTTGTGATACTTCACTCTTCCCATAGCTGTCGGATCATTGTACCCGAAATCAAGACCAAAAGTCTCAACGCCCTCCCATTCGTAATCATCCGTATAATCCCAAGAAGTAAAGATACTAGACTCAGAGATTCCCCTTTCGCCCATACCGTAAATAAGCCAGTAATTATAATCTGTTTCTTTGTACGCAAGAATCTCATTCTTAATACGGCTATCTAAAAATGGATTATCCCTAAAAGTTGTTTTATAGAACTTGCAGTCTTTCCTGGTTAAGACATGGTCATACAGCCAATGAAAAGAATCAGACGGATTGTAATCTAAGATAGTCATCTTATTAGTTCGCATATTCAATTGCTTGAAATCTTCATAATTAAACTCATTTGCTTCATTCAAAAATAAATAATCTCTTTTCATACCTCTGACCTTTTGCTCCTGGTCAACTGAAAAAAATCTGAAAATATTACCATTAAGATGATAAATATGATTCGAGCGGTCATGATGCAGTTCGTTATATAATCCGCACTTATGCAATATCTCAAAGAAATCAAACATGACAGAAGCTCTAAGTGAGGGGAAAGTCTTTCTTCCTATATCTATTATCTGATTGTTCCAATTAGACAAAGATTTAGATATTAACCAAATAAGAATATTATAAGTTTTTCCTGCCCTTGCACCACCCTGATTTACAAGAATGGCAGAACCAGACAAATACGCTTCTTCACAATAATCGTAAATACAAGTAGTTTTTAATCTCATTCTTCTGCATTTTCATTTGACCGAATAATCTCTATCTCAAGTTTATTAGTATTCTGAGTATTGCCTGAATGCTGTATCTCTTGCCGTTCAATATATCCACGGTCTTTCATCTTAGTCTTTGCATAGAAAATTAACATAGTTCTATCTTTCTCTTGCATACAAGAAACGATTTGACTTTCAACCCAATCTTTAAAAGATTCTTTTGCTTCATTAACTAATTCCTGGAACCCTTCAACTTCATCAAGCCAGACATAAAAGGTCCCACGGTT